TCTTCAATGGCAGCTCGGGGAGAATTATGCACACTTTCCACCTGAATCACGACCAGTTCCCGCCAAAACTTGTTGACACGATGGACCAGCTTCCTGTTTTCACCTGTCTTCGTCATCCATCAAGAATGTGGGAAAGCTACAAGAAGCGCAGCGTGAAGGACCGGATGAACTACCGCAGAGACAAGTACGAACTCCAGTGGAAGAGAATGATTGATATTGTCTCAAAAAAGGATCCGCTATACGTTCATGTTGACGTGCCAGAGATAAGGGATGAACAGGTGAGAAAAATGGGCGAAGCACTGGACCTTCCGTTGTCGTGCGACTGGAAAGTAAACCCCCGCTCAGGGAGTGTTCACGGCACGCACAATTATGACACCTATGAGGATGGCATTCCGCAGGAATTTATTGACTTCTACAATGAGACGCAAAATGGACCAAAAGCAGCAATTTGAGGCCATTCTGGATGTATTTACAACAGAAGGCTGGAAGTGTATATTGGAAGATGTTATCGAAAGGAAGAAAGCGATAGATAATATCTATGACGTAAATACGCTCGAGGAACTCTACAAGAGGAAGGGCGAGATGGACATATTGGATTGGTTTCTTTCTTTGAAGGAGTGGTATCAATACTCATACGAGCTGCACCAGGCCAATGAGGATATTTGAATACCGCTGCCGGAGGTGTCAGAGAATCTTCGAGAAACTTGTTAAGACCGAAGATCGAAAAAACCTCCAACAATGCCCGAACTGCACAGGTTTGGGGGATTATATGGTTTCGGCTCCTGCCATCAAAGCCTGGTTAGATTCTGACCGCTGGGTAAAGAATAGGGAGTCGCACATGAAAAAAGAGCAACGGAATATGGAACGTCACGGCTCTTATGACTGAGTGAGGTCAAAATGAACGACGATGTGTCTATGGAAGGGGTGATCGAGACAGTAGACGACACGCTTGATAAAGAGCTGTCAGAGTTCGACGAGTTAAAAGGCAAGTATGAGCATTTAAGGTCTGAGATAGGACGCTATGCAAACCAGAACGCTGAACTCTTAAGAACGAATAACGAGCTGTTACAGAAAACCACTTCACCACCTGCTGACGATTGGGATTTTGATCCAGCAGAAAAAAAGGCAAGTGAAGCACTGTCAAAAGTGCAGCAGCTTGAATTGGAGTCGAAGAAACGCGACCTTGCGCGGGATTTCCCCGGTTATCAGGAAGAAGCCTCATCAGAAGCCTTCCAGAACTGGGTAAATGCTTCGCCGTACCGTCAAAAGCGTTTCCAGATGGCTGATAGCCTTGATTTTGATGCCGCACGCGAGATTTTGACCGAGTGGCAAGAAAGAAAATCAGAATATGGCGATATTCAGGACCAGCGGGAACAGAAAAGACAACAAGCGTTAAATTCGGCTTCGATGGAAAAAGGTTCTGCCGGAGGCGTGGGAAAGAAAGTCTGGGACAGGGACTGGCTTGTTGAACAGCAGGTCCATAACCCAGGATGGTATCGGGCTAATTATTCCGAAATCATGCAAGCCTACCGCGAGGGCAGAGTAAAAAAACGTAGATAATTCGGAGTTTACAAAATGGGTCTCGGAACCAACCATATTGACAACACCAATTCAAGCGGCTCTACCGCCGGCTTTATCCCTGAAATCTGGGAAGATGAAGTCGTCGCACAATACAAAGCCAATCTTGTTGTTGCCAATTTCGTATCAAAAATCAATCACAACGGCAGAAAGGGCGATGTAATCTATCTCCCCTCTATAACTGACCGCAAAACAGCAACCCCATCCGCCAAAGCAGAAGATACCCAGGTCACACTGGTTCCTGCGGCAACGGGTGAAGTTACGCTGAACCTCAACAAGCATTACGAGTATTCGTTCCTGTATGAAGACTTGACCGCCCTCCAGGCGCTCGACTCTCTGCGCAGGCACTACACCGACCATGCCGGATATGCTCTGGCACGACAGGTCGATCGTGATGTCATTGTTGCATTCGAGAATATGCAGGGCGGAACCAATTTCTCCGCATCTGTTATCGGCTCGGACGGGAACACCGCATGGGATGGTACAGCTAATACCAACACAGGTAATGCTGCTGCACTGACAGACGCGGGTATTCGCAAAGTCATCCAAACTCTGGATGATGAAGACAACCCTATGTCTGATCGTCATCTGGTCATCCCTCCGGTTGAGAGAAACAACATTATGGGCCTGGCACGTTTCACTGAGCAGGCATTTGTTGGTGAAGGCGGCTCAGGTAACACTATTCGCAACGGTGTCATCGGCCAGTTGTACGGTGTACAGGTATCAATCTCCACCAATCTGCCTTATGTCCAAGTGGATGACAATGACGGTGAAGACGTATGGACCTGGACCTCAACAGTCGTAACAGGTACGGGCACTGACATTGTGGGTAATTCCTACAACATCGGTGGTACTGCCGCAGTTCAGGGCCGTCAATGCCTGATGTTCCACCGTGATGCAGTCGTTCATGCTGAACAACAGTCAATCCGTACTCAGACACAGTACAAGCAGGAATACCTTGGTGATTTGTTCACCGCTGACTGCGTGTACGGTGTAGTTGAGAAGCGTGACTACGCTGCTGTTCCCATCATCGTTGCAGACTAGGAGGGATCATGGCTAACGCAATCACAAACGCAACAGCCTCAACAGGTGAAGCCTCAACCATCTCCACCGGGTATATCGGTGAAGGTGCTTTTGCCAAGTTGTTTTCAACTTGCTACACCTACAAGGGAACGATTAGTGACCAGGATGCTGTTGCTGCGACTGCGATTGGCGAGTTTGACATTACACTAACAGGTGTCGCCCTTGGCGACATCGTGTTAGGTGTGTCGATCAACGCTAATCTCGATGACGGTACAGACCAGTGTTCGTGTTCTGCTCATGTATCAGCAGCCAACACAGTCACTTTGCAATTAGAAGCGGACGATGCCCAATTTGCAGCCGATGACCTTAATACAAAGGTTGTCAAGCTGTTGGTTGGTCGTCCTTCCTGGTGAGGTGATTCATGGCTAATACAATTGGTACATTAACAATCAACCGCGGCAACAAGCAGTTTCAGGGTGCTTTCAAGGAGATGTGGACCGTCAAAGGAACCATTTCCGATCAGGACGCTGTTGCAGCAACCGCAATCGGGGAGTTTGATGTAACTGTCCCCGGTGTTGTTTTGGGTGATATGGTATTGGGTGTTGCTGTGAACAAGGATTTGGACGACGGTACAGATCAGGCTTCAATGTCTGCTCATGTATCAGCGGCCAATACTATCACAGTACAGGTCGAGGCTGACGATGCGCAGTTTGCAGCTGATGATCTGAACTCCAGTATTATAAAGCTCATCATTGGAAGACCTAACTGGTGACATTCCTGGAGGCCATTAATTCGGTCTTGCGAAGACTCCGTGAGGATACTGTAGGCAGTTCTAATTCAACTGATTACAGTAAACTCATAGGAGACTTTGTTAATCAGGCATATAAGGAAGTACAGGACTCATGGGACTGGCTTGCTACTGAGCGGTGGCAAACCACCGGATCAATAACAACTATTAGCGGCACATCGTTTTACGAGCTTGCTAATATTGGCGGCACAGCATCGCGTGATGTCTCAGTAGTAAAGGAAGTCATCAATGTTACAGATAGTGTGATATTAAAGCGGGTAGACAGTTCTTATTTATTTCGAGATCAGACAATCGCCCCGCAAAGCGGCAGCCCTACTCAATGGGATGTCAGGATGGTAAACAATGAGGAGACGCTATCACTGTGGCTTAATCCAATTCCTGATGGTGTTTATGATATTGCATTAAGATGGAAAATGAAGCGCACAGCTTTTGATCTTGATGGAACAGACGATTCTAAAAATCTAGAGACTGTGCCTGATGAGCCAGTCATCCTGAGAGCGTATGAATTAGCAGTAATCGAGCGCGGTGAGGATGGCGGAATGTCAATATCTGACGCGCACAGAAACTATAGAGAATCTCTGGGTAACGCAATCGCTCTGGATGCAGCAAACAAGGCATCTTGGGAGATGGACTGGAATGCCATCTAATGACACTCAAAGAGTAGAGAAACTCACAGGGGATTGTGAAGACTGGCACAATGTCGGCACTACTAACGATTTTGGCGTTACCTTCACTAATAGCTGGGCTAATCTACAGACAGAGAAAAAGCTTGGTAACATTATATTATATTATTCTCCTTGGAGCATATTTTCTGAGCCCTATATCTAGAGACTTACCTTTTTGGGGTATGTGGGATGTATACATTACATTAATTATTTACAGGAATGGAGGTTTAAAAATGGGTAAACTTGTCGAAAAACTTCAATATGCCAAAAACGCCGTGATTTATTTGGTTGAACATGAAAACGCGAACGTTGATTTCCACGGTTTGTCATATTGGGCGAAGGAAGTTGAAC